GCCTACTACACCGTTATCTATTATCATGATAAAATCCACTAATGTATTCATTCATGAAGTGATTATATCTCTTATTAGTTTGGTAGATACTTCAAAAGAAGTCTCCCCTAACCTTTTCAGACATATAAACACCTTCTATGACTGCTTCCATCTCACCTAAAACCAGGTTCATCTTCTTCGGAGTCTGAGTTATAAGATTTATTCTTTTAATCCATGCCATTGTTGTTGAAGCAATGCCATGAAAATCAGAAAGATCATTTATAACTTTGAATCCCTCAATTGTAATTTTTCCAACTGTTACTAATTCCTGAATACTATTTCTAGTTTTAGGATTAAAACAGTTAGATAAATCTAATTGAGACAAGTCTTTTGACACCTCTACCATGGTAGTTGAAGTTTTTCATCTACCTAGGAGGGCATCAAGCCTTGTAAAAGAATTTGTAAGAGCTACAAAAATTGGATAATGATATAAAAGACCAGTGTCAACATTGAAAGGATTTAATCTCTCAATTTTAACAAAGGTATCTTTCATATCTTCTACAATTTTCCCAACTCTCACAACAAGTCCGTCCCCCATAACTCTATCGAATTCAATCAATAGACCTATATGGGTCGATGGAATAATATATGTAGGGTTCTTAACTTGAGAAACAAATACAGAACGTAATTGTTCTTCGGTTAGGTAACCAAACATATTATCCAAACTTGCCGCGAAGATCTTCAATCTTCCTGATAATCTATTTATGTTAATATATCTTTGGAAATCTTTTGATTTTCCTTTAATCTTCTTAACATAGATGATTTTCAAATCGCGATAAAAATCAAACAAAAACGAATAAAGACCACTGTGATACATGTATAAATTATTTTTTATTTTAAAATAATCATACAATACCGTGAATACTGTAAAAGGAGATTGGATATTATCCAATATTCCTCTTATAGGAATTCCAGTAACTTCGATACCGTTCTTGAATCATCTCTTAGCAAATTCATATGTATCTTTCGATACATGTGTTTTTGCCAACGAAATCTCAACTCCTAAATACTTACATCATTTAATATACATTGATGCAACATTGTCATTTTTAATAACAATATCGTCACCAAGTATAATATACTGATTAAAGTCCTTTAGGCCACATAAGTGTGCACATCAGTGCACAAGTAAGTGATGAGACAACGTAAAGGCGACTCAGGAAGAATAACTACCCATAGGTTGACCACATGAATACTTTATGTAGTCTCCCTCTGGAGTAAGAAAATATCTTCCTGATAAGACATTTCTCCAACTTTTTGCCATCACTGAATCATTAAATACATAATTTAATAATCGTGATTGCAATTCGATTGGAAAACGATCTGTTGCGGATGACAAATCTAGTGATCAAAACTTGTGACCATTTTCTTCTCAAGTATGTCTAGGATCCTGTGTGAATGTCCTATCACATGGTAAAGTTCTTAAAATCTGAAGAACGATATCATGAATAGGTTTAAGAAATAATTGGGTATAGTAATCTACTATAGCAATCAATCTTAATTTACACTCAGGGTCATAGATAAAGGATATACGACCTTTTGAATAATGTTTTACGTTATTCTCAAAGTCCTTATTCTCCTTACTTGCAAGAAATTTGAAAGTGTCTAACAAAAATTTCAAACCTTTTGGTCCTTTGGATAACTTACTTAATTGTAATAATTCTCTAAATGAAAATTTAGATCTTGTTGCAGTTAAGGTAGCTTTTCCATGGGGCCCTGCCTTATTACTCAAAAAAAGAGAAAATAAGGAGAAGGTTGGTAATTTTCTAGAAAGATTATTATCCCTAACAAACTTGTGGACAAATCCATTCGGTATAAATTTATACTGAAGAGACTTATCTACAATTGTTTTATAATTGGGTTTTAATTTTTCTTTTTCTTTTCCTTCTACTTTTAGAGAACGAGATAATAATAAAATTGTAAATAACAATTTCTTATCACTCGTTGATCCAGAAAGTAAAGGCTTAAGAAATGAAAGACGCTTAGGTCAACCGGTTTTGTCAACACCCACTTTAACATCATTAACAAA